TGGGTTTGTCGGGTGGGCGTGTGGGTTAATTTGAGTGCAGCGGTTTTGATTTTTGGTCCGGAGAGTTTTAAGCCCTCGGCGATCTCTAAAAACCAAGGGCTTTTGAAAAATCGAGCCGCGCTGTCCTTGGCATCCTGCGCGACCATGGTGGCGTATTGGCTTTTATAGTCGGTCTTTCGGTCAATGTCGTCGTAGGCATCGAGAATGATCCGTGCGGCCAGCGCGCGGTATCCGTAGTCGTGGTCGGCGTTCTTGGTCATTTGCCTGCCCTCCTGGCGTATTCCCCAATCAACAAAGCGTCCGCGATGGCGTGCGTCACCTTGATGGCAGGGAAAAGCTCCTGCGCCCGGCGCTTCGACACATTCTTGTCTCCCTTAGTAAGACACCCCATGGCCTTCTGCCACGCCTGTGGCCGCACGCGCTCGTAGGGGACGCCCAGCGCGGTCAGAGCCATCTGAAGGCGTCCATACCCCTCGCCAAAGGTGAAAGCGCTTTTAACGCCCATCTGCGGACTGCTGTGGACTAATTCCAGCGTGGCCCGCGCGTCGAACATATTGATCGAGTCCCGAAGGAGGTCGATGAGGTCGCGGTCCGTTTCGGGCATTTTGTGTGCCCATGGAGTTCCCGACTCGGGAACAAATGCCACCCCGCCGGACAGGCCGGGGTCGATTCCGATGTATAGTTTCATTTCTTGTTGGTTGGTTGGGTTTCTCTCTCGTCCCGTGGGACAAATTGGGATATCGCGCCGTGCATCAGGATCGGGAACGCCCCGCCTCGTTCGCCCTCGCGGTTCTTGACCACCGTCAGCCAGCTCCCTGTGTCACCGTGGCCGATGAACCACACATGGTCGCTGTGGTGGCCGATAGCCCGCGACTCCCGCAGTTTTGGCGGGTTGTCGTCGTTGAGTTGGGAGGCCGTGACGACCGCCACATTCAGATGAATGGCGAGGGATTTGAGCCGCTTGGTGAGTTCCGAGACATGCTGCTCGCGCGTCTCGTTGCTCCCTAAAGCCCGCAGGTGGACGAGTTGGACATAATCGACAATCACGATGTCGGCCTTGTCCTTGGCCACCAGCTCGCGCACGGCGCCATCGATCTGCTCCCACTCGGTCAGCGTGCTCTCGACCTCGAGCGCGTAGTGCGCCAGCTCGGCCGTGGCCGCTGTGAATTTGTTAAGATGCTCGTTCTTGGTGTCTGCGCGGTTCACATACTTGAGCACGCCGATGTTAAAGCCACACATGGCCGAGAGAATCCGGCCCACCACTTGAGTCGCCGGCATCTCAAGCGAGAAAACCGCCACGCGCTTCCCAGCCCGCAGAGCATGGAGCGCCATTTGAATGAGCATGATCGACTTGCCGCCCGAGGTCGGAGCCGCCACGGTCAGGAGTTCACCCCGCTTGAGTTGCGCCGTGCGATCCAGTTCGCCCAAGCCGGTGCCGAAGCACTCCGTCGGCTCGGTCTTTTCCATTTCTATCGTGAGGTTTTTAATGATGTCCTTCAGCCCCGCCCGCTGCGTGTCCTGCATGGCCGCCGTCTCGGTCAATACCTGCGCCAGCCCCGCGATGTCCCCCTCCTGCCGGAGAAAGCCCTCCTCGGCCTTGCGGACCGCCGAGAGCGCCGTGCGATAACGCCGCGCGTCCATCAAGAATCCGCGGTGCCATGCCGCCGTTCCCGGGTCGCCCGTCGGCATCACCGTGCTGAGATCGATCAACTCCTGAGCGCCTCCCGCGTCGTCGAGTAGCCCCTGCCGGTCGAGGAGGGACTGCACCGCGAAGAAATCCGTCGAGACGCGCGCCTCGTGGAGTTCCCGGATGGCGCGGAGGATGATGCGGTGCTTCTCGTAAAAAAACAGATCCTCCGGCCAGCTCATCGCGTCCAGGCAGGCAAAGTTCTGGAGCAAGCACGAAATTGCCGCCCTCTCGCTCGATTCGCTCAAAGGCACCGCCGCCTTTGGCATGGGGATGACTTTTTGTTCGATCATTGCGTTCATAGGGTCATGACGGGCGCGTTGCCGTAGGCAACCGCCTTTATTATCTTCTCTTCTCTAGTCACGCTTTTGTCACGGTGTGAGCGTGACACTGGCGTGACAGATTCTTTGGCTCTTTGTTTCCACTTTCTCTGAGTGGCAAGTCCACGCTCCTTAGCGGTTTGGCTATTGTGGCGGTCGAAGTTTACAAACTCGATTTTGTCGCCCTTAATGCGAATCCACCCGCAATTTGAGAGTGCTTCGTCGAAGTTCTCAACGCGTGTGATTTCACGAATGACACGGAGTGCCGTGACAGATGTCACGCCGTCACCGTGACAATTCCGTGACGCCCAAGCCCACACCTTGACCAGCTTCCCGACCACCGCGTCGAGGTCGAGGCCGGTGTGGTCGGCAATCGCCGCCACCTCGACCTTCTCGTGTAGGTGGTTCTCCACTTTGATCCATTCTCCTGCCATATTATTTCTTTCCTTTTCTGGGGTTCGCTTCCGCCTCGTTCAAATACTCCCGCACCCGTGCCAAATCCGCCTCGGCCTGGCCCCGATCCTCCAGCGCGTAGGTGTGCTGGTAGGTCGGAAATGGCTTGCCACGGTGCAAACGCGGCCCGATTGGGACATCGTTCGCGCAGATGGCCAGCCGGAGCGCGAGGCGGATATGGCGGGGATCATCCATCAAAACGGAATCTCGTCCGCTTCCGCTGGGGAGGTTTTGGGTTTCGGAGCCGATTCGGTCGGGAGCATCCAGCGCTCGATCTTGTTGAAGCGATGGCCGTTATCTGTTCCCTCCTCTTCGCCGAGGAGCGCCCAGGCGCTCACGCCGACCAAATCCTCGGCCTCGATGGTCACCTCTTCGCCAGGCACAACCGCCTGCCCGCAGGCCGCGCGGAATTGGTCGATCTTCCAAGCCGCCTTCGGCGTGAAGGTCAGGTGCTCATGGATTTCCGGCCCTTTGTCGCCGTTCGGCAAGATCACCTTGCAAATCAGCTTGATCATCGGGTTCCCCGCTTGGCTCAATTTCTCCACCGCGCTAACGACCTCGAGCTTGTATTTTCCCGGCTCTACAAAATAGACCGGCTTGGGTTCTGTCTGTGTATATGTTGGCATATTCTAGTTGTTTTTGAGTTTTGCTTGACGAAGCGTAGTGATCGGCGCGCCCGTCCGGATCGCCGTTTCATCCACCTCCACGCCCGAATCGGCGCAGAATTGGCGAAAGTTCTTGCCGCTCATCTTCCCGCCGAGGGCGAGGATGAGGGTCTCTTTGGAAACATTGGCCGAGGCTTTGGCGATGGCGTCGGCCTCGACGAAATCGCGGCCGGCCATGCTGGAGACTTTCCAGCCGGGGATTTCTTCCCCATCGGAAAGCCGCGCCTTGAGGAGTTCGATCAACGGATCGGCGAGGTGCTTCTCCGCCGCCTTCCAGTTTGCCGCAAAGACCGAGAGCGCCAGCGGGTCCGCCGCGATCTCCGCGCGGATCTCGTCGAGCGCCCGCTCGCCCTTGACCAAAGCCAAAGCCTCGGAGGATTGGCGGACGATGGCGCGGCACCCGTTGAAATTGGCACACCAGCCGCAGTATTCATTAGGCGTCGGCTCAGCTGTCCGGCTGGATGCCTCGGCGATGAGGTTTGAAACCGTGGCCTCCGCCTGGTCGCGGGTAAAATCGTAAGTTCTACGCAGTCGCTGATCGATGTAGATGACATGAGCCGTCCACGAATCGGCGAAGTGCTCCTGCATACAGGCTAGGGCGTAGGCTGCGAGCTGCTGGCGGTAATTTCTGACGGCTCCTGACTTACAGTCCGAGACCCACTTGGCCCGAACGCAAACCGCGTCGGCGGTTCCGGGTTTGGAAAGCCCCGGAACCTCCATGCCCAAATGCTCCTCGCGGGTCTCGACATGGTAGCCACCGGAAAGGACGCGGAGTTCATTCGCGCCCCACTCCACCGCCTTCTTGTCCTCCGCGCTCAGTAGGTCGAAGGTCGTCGGGTCATCCATGAAAAGCTCGCGGAGAGCTTTGTCGAGCAAAGTGCCACGCTCGGCCGCCAGGCTGGCCCCTGGCGCACTCGTGAAGAGTGCGCACTCCGCCAGCTTCGGCAGGGACGATGGGGAGATTTCCTTGGCGATCATTTCCCGCCCCCTATCACATTAGCCATTGACTCAATTAGTTTCCAAAGTTCCTTTACTTCGGCTTTTGCGTCATATTTGTCTTTTTTATAGATCTCAAATATCTTGAAATAGGATCTCTCTATGTCGTTGGCTAAAGAGATTGCTTTGTCTCTCTCAATCTCTAATCTTCTTGCAAAACTAGTTGGAACGGTTGCGCATGAGTAAAATCCAATGACATTTGATGATTTTTCATCGGTTTCAGGAGTTTTGCTTATCTTCTTTTTGTTGCTTACTTTCTCTGTGCCCTCTGTGTCCTCTGTGGTTAAATTCTTCACGCCGCCACCTCCATCTGTGCGGCTTTCGCCTTGGCGACCAAAGCCTCGGGACGTGCCACGATCTGCTGGCGGAGTTTCGGAGCCGCGTCACGCCATGTCTGCCCCTCGGTCAGCGAGCCGTTAGCGACGAGGAAAGCGTTGACGATCTCCTCGTTGTCCTCGAGGGCGGCCACCGACTCACGGCCGATGATTTCCACCGCAGGCGCCGAGGTTTTGGGTTTCGCCACCGGCTGGAAGAGGTGAGCCACCGCGGACCACTCCATCGGAATCTCGTCAGGCAGTCCCGAGCGGGTCTTGGCGTCGTAAGCGGCGCTGTGCGTCGTGTAGATCACGCGCTCCTTGCCGCCGATCCCTTTGGCCTTGCCACCGTCGTTCGTTACCGATTTCGTTTTGAACCGGAAGAACCAGAGTTCGTCCGCCCACTCTTTAACGAGCGGCGAGGACTGCTTGGATAGCTTCAGCTCATACCTGTCGTAGGCCGCCAGGATGTCCGGCGGTTCCGTGCGTTGCACTTTAGAGTGAGCGATAACCACCACATTTTTGCCTCCCTCGATCAGGCGATCCAAGGCACCGAGGAACCGGCTCATCTTCTCGGCCGCCATGACCCACCCCTTGCCGAAACCGAAATCCTCGACTGATTGCTTCTTGTTCGCGGCGAGGAGGTCTTCCACCGCCAACCGCTCCGCCCAATCGGCCGAGTCGATGACCACGGTGCCGTAGTCCGTTTTGCCCACCTCGGCGATGCACTCACCGAGTTGTTTCCACGAGTCCACCGCCACGCGATCCACATCGAGGTGAGCCGTCCCGCCCTCGATGTCTAAGAATAATGGCTTGGGGAACTGAGCCGCAAAGGTGGACTTGCCAACGCTTTCGACTCCATAGATGACCACCCGCTGTGGTCGCTGTTGTTTTCCAGATATAATTTTCATGTCACTCTTTCGTTGTTAGTTTTGCGCGTTGTGTGGGATGCGCGCCCCCCCTTGGCTCCTGCCCTCTCAGGCGAAGCGGAAATTGTTTGCTATTCGTGAACGGCGTATCTCATTCGTCCGACGGTGAGTAAGTCAGGCAGCTCCACCGAAGCTCGGTCTCGGCTCGGAGCGCCGCCGCGAAGCAATCGACGCATAGCGGCCCAAGGTCCTTGTCCACGAGTGCCGCGATTACGGTCTTGCCCTCGCAGGTGCAGAGGTGGCAAAAGCTCGAGTCCACCGAGGCGTTTTCGATGAGATCCATGGCGCTCAGTCCTGGTCATCGAATTCCCTCCACCGGCGCTCGCGTTCCTTCCGGCGCTCCTCGAGGTCGCGCATTCGGATCAGGATGTTTTGCTGGCCCGCCCAGTAAGCGGCACAGACCGAGCCGATGGTGATTACGGCCAGAATGAAGCCCTCCCAGGCGGTCATCGTGCCAACCTCCCTGTTAGAGCCAGCAAAAGGACCGGCACCGTGATGATCTGCAAAAAGTCGAGCGCGTAGCCGAGACAGCGGAGCGTCGTGTCGGCGTCCATCACTTCGCCCTCCTCTCGAAGACCACCGCGAAAGGCGTGACCTTAAATGTGCGCCAGAATTTCAGCCGCGCCTCGTCCGGCGTGCTAGCGTGGACATAATCGCCGAAGGGTCCGAAGACTCCGTTGGCGGTGCAGAGATACAGGTTCATGGTTGTTTCCTCCTGGTTGCTGTTGCTGTGTTGCGGCGATTGGCGCCACGGCCGATCCGGCCCATGAGCCACTCGCGAAAGCTGTGTCGGGAGATGTGCCACCCGCCGGTTCGCCCGAATGGCAGCGTCGCCAAAAACTCCCCTTGGCGAATGTGCGGATAGAGACCGCGCTTGGTCAGCCCGCACTCTTGGCAGGCTTCCTCGATGCTCATGAACTCCTGCGAGAAGATCATTTCGCGGCCTCCCGTTTGGCGGCCCGGCTTTCTTTAAGCGCCAGTTGCTCGATGGCATGCGCCACCACCCGACTCAACGGCACTTTTACACCGCCATTTTCAGCGCGGGTTTTCACATAATCCCAGACCTCGGAAGGCAGGCTTATGGAGACCGCTTTGTGCTTCTTGTTTTGCATGCCCAGCAACATTGCCAATGTTGCCAATGTTGGCAATGCAATAAGCAAAACACCCCACCTCGAACTATTATTTTTTTGTTGACATCCGCATGGGGACTAGGTTTGCGGGCGAAAATATATTTTCACAATTTTGCCAACATTGACGACCGTGCTAAATTCTATTCATGAAAACGATCAAGACTCAGAATGTTTCCATCCCCGTGGAACTTCACGATTGGGTCACAAAAAAGATGGAAGAAACTAAGCTTTCAACCCCATGGGCGAAGGCCACATTTTCCAGCATCGTGGAGCACGCATTGACCGAGCTTCGTAACAATGAGCAACAGGGAAAAGTCCAGTCGGGTGTTGGTGTAGTGATCAAGCCGGGATCCGAAACTTTAGATTCTGGTCACTCAACAGCTACGAAGAAAAGCTCCCGGAAGGCTGGATAGGGAAGGTCCACGACTTAACGCAAGACCCCGACAACCCAATGCCCGTCATGCGCTGGCCCGATCTTTTCGGGGGGGGGGGGTAAATTGTTGGCTTTTACTGCTTTTGACTTGGCCTCCCGCGCGACCTGAGTCGCCGGTAAAAATCCAAGACCTGACTTTA